CCTGTTAGGGGCCGCCTCTTATGAGGCCACTGCACCAGCCGAAGCTTTGCAGTCGTTTTGTCAAATCAAACGTTAGTTGTTGTTGGAGTCGTCAAGACCCATGGTCATGACGGTAGCCAACGCGTTGGTCGCGGAGAGAGAAGCGGTCAGCTTCGACACCTCAGCGGGATCGAGCACACCGAGCAGCTCGAGCAGGATGAGGCCACAGTACACTTCCAGACGGATCTGGTGAGGAACGGTGTACACGTGCTTCATCGAGTCAATCTGCGCGGACTTGCGCAGACTCGCAACGATACGAGAGTTGATCACGCGCGCGAGGTTGCTGCCGACCGGCGAACGACCGACGGAACGCAGGCGCTGAACCAGCAGGACGCCGGCAGACAGCTGACGACCTTCGATAGCCGCGAGAGCGGCGGTATCTTTGGTCTTGGCCTTCATGGCCTGCAGCTCTTTGTCGGTCTCGGTGTACCACGTCACCCACATCTCGGCAATGGCGCGTGCAGACATCGGCACCATGAAACGCAGACGCTCGCGGCGGTAGCCCAACGACAGAATGTCGATCTCATTCAGCTGAACGATGACTTTCTGGTTCGAGATGGTGGTCTCGAAGCGATCGTTGTACTCGACCTTGCTGGACGAGTCGTGCCAGTTCCAGACGTGCAATGCACGGTCGTGCGCACTCAGAGGAAGAGCAGGAGGGGTCACGGAGAGCGTAGGTTCCTCGTCGGTGCCGTAAGCGACACGTTCCACCGGCTCCGAGGTCTCCAGACGGCCGCCAAGAATACCGGTCGGACCGAACGGTACCTTGGAGCTGGTAGTCAGCTCCCAGTACAGCGCAACGTTGCTCTCGGTGTTAGCGTTGTTGCTCACGGGCACGCTGCCGACACGAGTCATGCCGCCGGTCAACAGCGCACGCGCCAGCATCAGCACGTAGTACGAGTTGATGAGTGCCTCGCCGCGAGCGACGGCAGCACGGTGAGTATCGGACCCCATACCTTCAGAGTCAGAAATCACGTGCTCGACGCCTTCAGCGTAGAGCTGGTCGACCGCAGGCTCGAAAGGACCAGCGTTGCGCATCGAGGACAGAAGAGCCTCGGTGGTAACGCCAAGAGTAAGCGGCGCGGCCGAAACGGACGGCAATGCCAGGAGCATCTCGGTGCCGTTAGCCTTGACGTTGTACGCACCAGGGACAGCCGTAGCCAGCGCAGTCAGGTGGCGTTCAACGAAACCATCGACAGAGAACGTCTCCGCGATAGGACCCATAGCCGACGACATCGCGTCCGATACGGCAACCTCTTCCATCAGGAAGCGGCCCAGATCGTTGCGGTTGTTGCGGACCGGTACGAAGGCGACCGCGGAACGCGAGAAGTTCCATGCTTCGTACACCGCCACGTGGCTCTTAGCGCCATCCACCTCGGTGTTGCTGCGCATGCCCAGATGGCCTACAGCCTGAGCAAGGGTGCGCTCGGCGTAGGGAGAGATGCGCTCCACAGCTTCGAGGAACAGCGGGATGACCTCACGGGCAATCACCATGTCCGAGAAGCTCGGCGCGGGGAACGCACCAACGGTGGCGACACGGCGCTGGTAAGCGACGAACATGGTGGCGTTGACCAGCAGACGAGAGAAACCCTCGGAGCTCTGAACAGACGCGGTGGCCACGTTGGCAGCCGGGGTGGACGGATCCCAGACCGTACCGAGGCTGTAGAACACGGCTTCCACGACCTTGTCAGGGTTGTAGGAACCGCGAACGCGATCAGCGGCGCGGATGCACGCGGAAGCGAGCTGGTGTGCGATGAAGGAAGGAGAGACCGCCTCCTTCTTCTCCATCGTCTTCTTCACCAAACCGAGGTCGGAGGTAGCCAGGCCCTCGAGCAAACGAGAGAGGTTGGCAGCGCGAACAGCGTCCACGTACAGACCGTAGTCAGGGAACGAGACGAGACGGCTGATGCGATAGACCATCGGGGTTCCCGGGAGAACGAGACGCGCCTGAGCGAGCATCGAGATCGCGTAGTCGGCTACGATCAGGTTGAAGAAATCGGCATGGCTGGACACAATGCCTTGTTTCTTCGCCTCATCGCCCAGGCGTTCACGGATAGCTTCCGCGGGCATACGGCCCATGCTGTCCGGCTTGACCGCGCGATCGTTGGACGAGCCAGTGACGAAGGCTACCAGGTTGCGCCACAACGTGCTGTTCGACGCCACGGAGTACTGGTACTCGAGGAACTCGTCGACGAGAGCCTGGAACGAAGGGACACGAGTGCTCGAAGCGGCGTAGTGCATCATCACGCGCGCGATCAGCTTCGGATCGACGACACCTTTGCCGAACTCGTAGAAGAACTCACCTTCGTGGGACGCTGCGTGCAGCGTGTTGAAGGCGATGGGTTTGACGACGGAAGCGACAGGGATGGCGCCTTCGGTCATACCGATCAGGTTGGCCTGCGTCAGACGAGGCAGAGCTTTGTAGATTTCGCGGAGATTGAACTTCAGCATGATAACCCCTTAGATGTGCTTACGGGAGCCCTGACGGCCCGGTTCATTGTTGAGATCGTCGTCGGAGACGTCGATGGTCTGGCTCTCAAGACGCGTGTTGCGCACGACAGCGGAGGGCTGAGGCACAACAGTGGCACGAGGAATGACTTCCTCGGTCACTGCAGCTTTGGGCTGCTTGCCAACACCCCAGGTACGGCCACTCAGAGTGCGAACCGTCTGTTTGGAGACAGCACCGTCCATAAGGACGGTCATGCCTGCGACGGAGGCGGCCATGTTGTTGTAAACGAGCTCAGCCTTGGCCTCGGTGGCCATCGGGTTCACAACTACCATGACGACGATGCCCAGACGCGAGCAGACGTTGTTGATGGCCGTCATCGCGGAGTAGAGCGCGGTGGAGATACCACCCTCACCTGCTGCGGACTCGATACCAAACACGAGGTTACGGAACGAATCGATCGCAGGACGGTAACCAGCGCGCGCCATGACAAAGGCCACAGCGAGAGCCTCGTTGAGGTCAGAGACCGCGTGGGTAGCGCCCTCGACGTCGAAGCGCTCGGCGGGTTCGCCCCAGCGGATCACCAGAGTGAGGTCCTGAGAGGCGAGGTAAGAGGACTTACCAGCGCCAGTGCCACCCACTACGAGGTGCAGACCGGGCATGTGATCCTGTGTCGGCCAGGAAGCCTCGTAGCCCGCGGGAACCTCCGGACGCACGGAGAGCAGCGGGTAAACACGGTGAAGACCCTTGGCGACGGGAGCGAAAACGGTGGAGTGGATGAGACTCTCGTTCTCTGCGAACCAGCGGCCCGGATCATCAGAGGCGGCGAGGGCCAGCGCGCACTTGTCGAGCACTTGTGTGTCGACGGCGAGGATCATGTTCCCAACCGGGATCATGATCTCATGAGCGGCGGGGACCAGCCCACCCTCACGCAGGCTCTTCTTGGCCTCAGCCTCAGTTGTCGCCTCAACGACGAGAGCTACGGTCTCATTCTTGGGCTTACGAGTACGAGCAGGCTTAGCGGCCGGCTCCTTGTCCTTCAGCTGCGGACGTTTGTTGTCGGTCATTTGACATCCCTCATTACAGAGTTAAAGAATGGAGCGGTCTCGAGTTTGTCGAGCCCAGTAGACACCATCTCGATGACAGCGGGGTTGATGATGAGCGGATCGAACTTCCATGTGAGTTTCGAAGGCTCAGCGAGCACCTCGTAGTCCATGGGAGACAGTTCGCCCAGCGTCTTGTACGACGAGCGATCGCGGATCCAGTCGGTAAGCGCCTGCTTATCCTCACGCAGAATTTCGCGACGGAAAGCAGCGAACGACTCGCCTGTGTGATCGTAGTGTACCTCCTCTATGATCTCGTTGATGTGGTCGAACTCTGGAGCGGAGCCGAACACTAGTGGGGCCGCCTCAACCGCAAGTCCAGGGAACGCACGAGCCCTCTTCTCACGATTAGGCTGCTTGGAATCCACACCGTACTCGGGACAGAACATGTTCACCACGTACGACAGGGCGTTGCCAACGAACCTCGCCGCGGAAAACTCCTTGGTGTGGTCGAACATGAGGATGTCCCCCAAGAACGCGCCGCCATGCTCATACGAGATGATCATGTAGGGAGACAGGTCCTTGGCACCCTCTTGCATTTTGGCCAGTAACGCACGGCCTTTGATAGCAGAGGGACCGCGCTTCCAGCCGATGAGAGCGTCGTCACTCTTCGACATCTGAGCAATCTCTTCCTTCCCTTTCAGGTAGGAGTCCATAAACGCGCAGGCGCTGGACAGATCGCGGATGCCGTCCCACAGGTGCTCAGCTGTGTGGTCGAGTTGCAGGATCGTGTAGCACGGCACCATGAGCAAGGAGCCCATAATGTCGGTAATCCCAATACCCGAGGGAAGACCCACGTTCATGCGCGGGTCGCGCCAATCGCCAATCAGCACGCGACCTTCGTCCGGAGACGGGGCGGACACGTAGACAGGCAGTCGCATGGCGGTACGGAGGATCTCGACCCACCAATCAGCGTAACCAATCTGCAGGAGCTCATCACAGATGAGGTCAAGCAACCAGCCCGGCCAATAGGTGTCGTGGTCGGAAACGTCAGTAGGGATCGCAAAGTCCCAGCCGTTCACTTTTTCTTGCTTATTCACACGGGTCGTGTGGTGCAGGGCGAACGCGTACTCGTCGTAGATACGAGCGCGGACAGCCTGCGCGACCGTCATGATCGCAGCATTAATGGTGAACGGGCAAGCCATTGCCGTGCGGCGACGGGTACAGAAGAAGCCGTCGGGTACGAAGAACCCCTGCTCACGCAGACGAGACGGGTCACGATTCGAAGGGAACAGCTTGCCCTTCTTGCCTCCAGAGACGGCGTAATCACGGTCGGCGACCATGCGCTGCTTAGGAGTAAAGACGCCCGCTTCGTCTACCGTCATACCATCGGACATCTGCTCACGGTACACTACGTAGTAGCAACCGCCGTAGTCGTAAAGCAAAAAGGCGTCTTGGTACTTGCCTTGCAGAAAGAGCTTACCAGCTGCCTCAGCGTGCTGCAGAGCATCACGCGCGATGATCATCTTGGCTAGCATGGTCTTCAGGAACTGAGGGGACCCAGTAGAAGTATCTTTCGCGATGCGCAGCCCCTGGTTTTCCAAGCCAGAGAAGAAGAGCCGCACGGTGGCACGGAAGATGAGCTCGTGTTTCTCGTTGATAGGACCGGCAGCGAGGCCGGCGTCAGCGCGCTTCTTCGTATTGTCAGCGAGCGGATAAGTCGCCGGGATCATGGGAAGACCCGGGATGTAACGCAGACCCCAGAAAGGGCCACGAATTCCGTTTTCGCCGACGCGACCATATTCGTCGGTAGAAGAAGGGATGTCTGCAGTGAGTTTGCGAGACAGAGAGTCATTGATCCTCAGATTCTCTTCGCTCCACGACTCACGACCTTTCATGGTCTCGATGGAACCCTCAGAGAACTGAGCCCCGCGGTTACGGCGAGCCGAACCGGTCTTACCAGCGGAGCGGAACAGTGGGTCGACGACGGCGTCCAAGCCATCGAAGACAGGGGCTTCGTCCCCGTATCCAAGTTCACGACCCCAGGCCATTACGCATCACCTTCTTCTTCTTCTTCCTCAGCGCCGGGAGCGGGATCAGCCGCGTTACCGGTCTTCGGAATGCTGAAAGAAGCCAGCGCAGGCTTGGTCATGGCGTGAGTGCCGCGCTCCTCGGCTTGCCCCGTGGTGTGAGAGAGGTACCCGCTCTTGACCAGTTGCGTCTCGAGCTCCGAGAACGGAGACGATGGCAGGTGGGCGGTGAGCATCTGCCACTCCTGGGAGTAGAAACAACCAGGGACACCAGTCACGACGCTTGGCAGCTCGGGCAACAGCGATTCGATGAACCGCTGAAGCACCGCCAACTCAGAGGGAGGGACCGCAGCGATAGTGATACCACCCTTGTCAGTATACGGCCAGAGTTTGTACAGTTTGTCCACTTCAACGAAAGCAGCGCCAGCGCGATCGATGAGATCGAGAACAGCGGGTTTCGTCGTCGTGAACGGAGGGATCAGTTTGATAGGCATAAACATACTCTCTTCTGTAACGGTTGAAGTCGATCTACATAGCGAGTCCGCCGCTGAGCGGCGGATCCGTGTCCCAACTACGGCAGCTTGAGGTGCGAAGCACACTCCTCATCGAGCACGTACGAGTGAGTCCAACGCGACGATTCGCGAGGTGCGACCGCAAGGACGATGCCATCAGGCATGTCGTACAGCCGCGACTCAGCGGTATCGAAGCACAGCTCAGAGCGACGAAGTGCCTCAGCCACCACCAGATAGGCCTTCCTCTCGCCAGGGGAGCAGTCAATGCCTGCTTCCACAAGCTCGCGGTTAGCGGTAAGGTTCGCGCGCACATCGTCACCGCAGATACGCGGTCGCGTGGTTTGCGTGAAGGGTTTCACTCGGTTGAGCATAGATCACTCCTCTTGGTTGGTTTACCACGTGTCAACGATCTGAGAATGGTTACTGTCGAATCGCGTGGATTGTGGCTGCCCCCGGGGGGGCGGTGTCCCGGAGGACATCAGGGTCTACCCGGCCGGAGCCGAGTGTTCTCGTAGCCTTGACTACGTTTAAGCGACGCGCACCACGACGCGGCCCCGATAAAAACTTTATTTAAAGCT